CTAAACTATTCTTAGATATCAACTGGGACACTGACTTGGCTCTTGGAGACTTTGTTGTAGTTGAGTGCTATCGTGCACTTGATCCAGCGGAGAATGCTAAAGTTTGGGACGATGCTTGGTTGAAACACTACGTCACTGCCTTGTTTAAGAAACAGTGGGCAGTCAACATCAAGAAATTCTCTGGTATTCAACTTCCAGGTGGCGTTACGCTTGATGGTGATAAACTGTATGACGAAGCAACTGGTGAAGTTAAAGATCTTGAAGACGAGCTAATCACTAAAGCTGCTCCTCTTGAGTTCTTCCTAGGATAATAATGACTACAACTAACGTATATTTTACACAAGGTACTCGTACCGAGCAGATGCTCGTAGAGGATCTTATCATCGAGTCTCTGCGTATATACGGCAAGGAAGTTTTCTACATTCCAAGAACTCTAGTGTCTAAAGATGAGATCTTGGGTGAAGACCGTCTGAGTGAATTCAAGACAGCATTCCCTATTGAAATGTACTTTGAGAACATTGATAGCTACGGCGGACAAGGTGCATTTATCCAGAAGTTTGGATTGATGATTGAGCAGTCAGCAACGCTGGTTGTTGCTCGTCGTCGTTGGGAGCAGTTTGTTGGGCGCTATGGTATCACTACTGTTCCTACTCGTCCGAACGAAGGCGATCTGATTTACTTCCCTATGACTAAGTCTCTGTTTGAGATTAAGTTTGTATCACACCAAGACCCATTCTATCAACTAGGTCAGCTATACGTATATAAGCTGCAAGTTGAGCTGTTCCAGTATGCTTCTGAGCGTATCGATACTGGCGTTAGAGAAGTTGATGCATTTGAATCTCTTAAGACATTCAGCACTAATACTACACGTAACCGTTATGGTGAAGTTACTTCTATTCGAATGACTAACAACGGTTCTGGTTACACTTCTGTTCCAACTGTAACATTCTTGAGTTCTGCTGGAACTGGTGCAGCAGCAACTGCTGTTCTTGGCACTGGAACTAACGCAGGTAAGGTTGTTGCGGTTAATGTAACAAATCCAGGAACTGGATACCAAGTACCGCCAACTATCTCATTCATCGGCGGTGGTGGTATTAATGCAGCAGCAGAAGCAATCATTGAAGCTAATATCGACAAGCCAGACTCTTTCGGTGATAACAATAAGTTCAAAGAAGAAGCTGCTGACATCATCTTTAATGAGAATAATCCGTTCGGCGATCTAGGAGACTAACTTGTTAAACAACAACGTATTCTATCACGGGATTATTCGTAAGACCATTGTTTCTTTCGGTCGTTTATTCAGCGACATTTACATTGACCGCAAACAAGGCGACTCTGTAACTGGCACAACAATTCAACGCATTCAAGTCCCATTGGCATATGCTCCAAAAGAAAAGTGGATCGTTCGTATTGATTCTGACCCAACCTTAGAGAACTATACCTATACTTCGCTACCAAGAATGTCATTTGAGATTCTTGGTTACAGCTACGATTCTCAGCGTAAGTTGAACCGTATGCAAAAAATTGAGTGTGGTGATGGCACTACCTCTAAAAACTTCATGTACACACCAGTTCCATACAACATTGAAATTGCTCTGTACATTTTAACGAAAACGCAAGAAGACGGTCTACAAATCCTAGAGCAGATTCTACCAACCTTTACACCAGAGTATAACCTACCAGTCAAGGTAGTGCCTGATATGAACGTAGTGCAGGATGTTCCTGTAATTCTAAATAGCGTTAGCGTTGCTGATGAGTATGATGGTGATTTCCAGACCCGACGTTTCGTCACCCACACGTTGAACTTCACTCTTAAGACTAACATGTTTGGACCAATTTCTAGTCAAGGTGTTATCCAGAGTGTTAATGCTAACATTGGTCTGAAGGATATTACTACTCCAAACCGCATTTATGTCGCCGACGGTGATGTGACTAATGCTACTGTTACTAGTGAGAATTGGGAAGACAACTTCTAAACTATGGCTCAAGTATATAATTCGAATGCGAACTTAAAAGCTGCTGGTGTTACAATTGAATTTACTCCCGAACAGATCGAGGAGTATCTAAAGTGCGCAGCTGACCCCATCTATTTCATTGAGAACTATTGCTACATTGTTTCTCTTGATCATGGTCTAGTTCAATTCAAGTTGTATGATTGTCAGCGTGAGAAAGTTAAAGTCATCCATGAGAATCGTAAAGTTATTCTTATGGAAGGTCGTCAGCAAGGTAAGACTACCACTTCTGCTGCGTACATTCTTTGGTACACACTGTTCCAAGACAATAAGCAAGTAGCGATCCTAGCTAACAAAGCCTCTGCTGCTCGTGAAGTTCTTGACCGTTATCAAACAATGTATGAGTGTCTACCAAAGTGGATGCAACAAGGTGTTACTACTTGGAACAAGGGTGACATCGAATTAGAGAACGGTTCAAAAGTATTCACTGCAGCAACTACTGCTTCTGGTATTCGTGGTAAATCTGTTAACCTACTATACGTCGACGAAGCTGCGATTATTCCAAACACTGTGGCTGAGCAGTTCTTCACTTCCGTTTACCCTACTATTTCTGCAGGTGAGACAACTAAGATTCTGTTGAGTTCTACTCCACTTGGCTATAACCATTTCTGGAAGTTCTGGAACGATGCTGAGAATGACCGCAATGGCTTCGTGCCTCTGTTCATTCCTTATTGGAAGATTCCAGGTCGTGATGAGAAGTGGGCTGAGGAACAAAAGCGCATGCTTGGCGACCTTAAGTACAATCAAGAAGTTCTTTGTAAATTCCTTGGTTCTAGCCTGACGTTGATCAACGCTGACGTTATCGCTTCTATGTCGTTTAACAATCCCATCCATTCTAAAGATGGGTTGGATATCTACGAGAAGCCACAGCGTGGACATACATATGTTATTGTTGCCGATACTGCCATGGGCGTAGAGGGCGACTACTCCGCATTCGTTATCATTGATATCACTGAAGTTCCGTACAAGCTAGTGGGCAAGTACAGAAACAACTCTATTAGCCCACTGCTGTACCCGAACGTAATCTATACGGTCGGTAATCAATATAATCAGGCATTCGTTCTTGTGGAAATGAATGCTAGTGAACAGGTTCCGTACATCCTATACTCTGAACTTGAGTACGAGAACATTCTATTTGTAAACAGAACTACTGGTATGCAGACTGTATCTGGCGGTTTTGGTGGTGGTAAGACTCAACTTGGTGTTATGACCGATAAGCGAGTTAAGCGTATCGGATGCCATAACTTTAAGTCTCTGGTGGAAGAAAAGAAACTCTTGCTACCAGACGCTGAAATTATCTCTGAAATCTCAACATTTATTGAGACTAAGGGGTCATATGCAGCGGATGACGGCTATCACGATGACTTGGTTATGACGTGCGTTTTGTTCGCATGGCTCACAACTAACCCTTATTTCAAAGACCTAAATAACGTAAACCTTCGTGAAATTATGTATCAACAGCGCATCGAGGCTATTGAACAAGAGTTGACACCGTTTGGGTTCTTGACTGATGGGAATGATGAAGAGAAGCCTCCCTTGAACTTTTGAAATCGGGCTTTTCATAAATAAAATGTAGGTTGTGCTCCTAGTAGCAAAACTAAAATAAACAATGTAATCAAGGAGAATTACAATGCCTTTTCAACTTAGTCCAGGTGTAGCAGTCGTAGAAAAAGACTTCACATCTATCGTCCCTGCAGTAGCGACTTCTACTGGTGCGTTTGCTGGAGCATTCCAATGGGGTCCAGTTTTGGATCCAGTACGAGTTTCTTCTGAGAACGATCTAGTAGCACGTTTCGGTAAGCCTTCTGATGCTAATGCAGATAGCTTCTTCACTGCTGCTAACTTCCTTTCTTATACCAATAACCTTTTAGTTGTCCGTGGCGATTCTACTGGCGCACTAAATGCTGTTGCCGCAACTACAGGTAGCGTTAGCGCTGTTGCAGTCGGCGCTGCTGGTTCTGGTTACACTTCTGCACCTAGCGTTTCTTTTAGCGCACCTCAAGTTGATGGTGGTGTTAACGCTACTGGTACTGCTCAAATTTCTGGTGCAGCAGTCACAGCAATCACTCTAGCTTCTGCTGGTTCTGGTTACACTTCTGCGCCAACTGTAACAATCACTGCAGCAGTCGGTGATTCTGGTGCATTTGCTACTGCTACTGCTCAGCTTTCTGGTTCTGGTGTCACAGGCACTACTATCGGTGCTGGTGGTTCTGGTTACACTACTGCTACTGTGGCATTCTCAGCACCTCAAGTTGCTGGTGGAACAACTGCTACTGGTACTGCTGTTATTGCAAGTGGCGCAATCACTTCTATCACAGTAACTAATGCAGGTACTGGTTATACTTCTGCTCCAACTGTAACAATCACTGGCGATGGCACTGGTGCAACTGCTACTGCTGCTATTGGAACGTCTACTATTACTGGTATTGTTATCACTAACGGTGGTTCTGGTTACAAAGTAGCGCCAACTGTTACATTGACAGGTGGTGGTGGTACTGGTGCAACTGTTGGTTCAGTTAACATTGGAACTTCTACTATCACTGGCATCGTGATCACAAATGCTGGTTCTGGTTACACTTCTGCTCCGACTGTTACATTGACAGGTGGTGGTGGTACTGGTGCAACTGTTACTGCTACTGTTACAGTTGGTGGTGGTGTTAAAATCAACAACCTTCAAGATTACCTAGACAACTATGTCAATGGTGCTGGTCTTGTTGGCGAGTTTGCTGGTAAATATCCAGGCGAACTTGGTAACTCTTTGAAAGTTTCTGTTGCTGACTCTGCTTCTTTCGCAACTTGGACTTATAAGGCTGAGTTTGATTCAACTCCAGGAACTTCTGCTTACGCTGCTTCTGTTGGTGCAACAAATGACGAACTACACGTTATTATCATCGACGAAGATGGCGCATGGACAGGAACTCAAGGTGCTATCCTAGAAAAGTTTGCATACGTTTCTAAAGCGTCTGATGCTAAGAAATCTGATGGTTCTAATAACTACTACAAAGATGTTGTTAACTCTCAGTCTCGTTACGTGTGGTGGATGGATCACCCAGTTCTATCTGGCGCTGGCGATGCATGGGGTCAAGCTGCTTCAGGTAAGTCTTTCAAAACTACTGCTGCTGCAATCACTCGTTCTCTAACTGGTGGTGTCACTAGCTTGGCACTAACTGATGGACAGCTACAAAGTGCATGGGACATCTTCCGTGATGATGGTCAATATGACATCAGCCTACTACCACTAGGTAAAGTTTCTGCTGCTGTTGCTACTTACGTTATCAACAACGTTGCTGAAGAGCGTCTAGACTGCGTTGTCTTCGTTTCTCCACAGAACGTAACTTCTGGTGATATCATCATCGGCAACGGTTCTGATGCAACTGATGAAGTTGTTGCATACCGTAACGCACTACCATCTACTTCTTACGCAGTGCTGGACTCT